CTGTAGACCCACCTTTAAAGTAAGAATTGATTAAAACTTTTACTGCGTCGGCCCATCCTTCGATCGAATCGCCGACCAAATATCGACGGTTCCTGTTCGTATTTGGCTTTGTAATTTCGGGGAGCTTATCAACATGATGCCTTTGAACACTAAATCCAACACCAGTGCCCCCAAGAAGGAGAAACATGCACTCAGAAAAAGAAGCGATATGATCGATAGGCATGTAAGCACAGTTATAAATCCTGTTAGGTGCCACTTCAATCGGCTTTCCTCCGAATTGCATAGACCGCATCGACGGCAAAACTTTTTTAGCATAGACATAATTATACACCTCCTCAATTTCATCCTTGAGTTGCGGATATTTTTTAATATGCATATTTTTGTTACGAGTGACAAGCTCTTGCCAAGTCTCTCTCCGTTCCATCTCCGGTAAGTAACGTGCATATTTCATGTGTACTGCAATGTCGGATAAAATTCTATTTGGTAATTCCATTATACTGTCCCTTGTTTTCTAAAACTCTTGTATTTTTGTTTTAATGATTGTGCCAATTCTTTGGGAGACGTAGCAGTTGGTAACTGGCCTGGCTCTACGCTCTCCAATACTTTCAATGAAACATTGCTGGTATCCATGAACATGGGGAATACTAACCCATCAGGCCCATTTCTATTTTTTGCAATGAACATACGTGCAGTGTTTGTTACTTTATCTTTACGTGTTCTAGAAATAGAACAAATAAAGTCCGCAACGAAACACTTATTAAAAGCTTCTGATATTGATTCCATAGTGACAACTTCAGCACTTAGTCCAGATCTATTGGTTTGTGATGCCGTCCAAACTGGACATTGATACTCTTGCGCTATACTCCTAAGGTTTTCATAAATAGACTCCAAATCAGCCCTTTTTTCTTTATAATGTGTGGTGGGCTTGAGCAAATCCGCGTAATCCACTATAATCATGTCGATTTTTTGATTTCTTTTTTTTAATTTTTCTAAGTGAGATCTGATAATATTGGTCGTTGCAGTCTTTGTTGGATACTCCTTAATAATTAAAGTTCCTTCCACATTAGAAATATTTTCTTTGACTTCTGTTCTTCTAGAGAAAAGCTCAGATAAGGGCACTGTTGAGATGCAACTATCATATCTTTGACCAGTGACCGCCTCAGACAATTCTAATGTGTAATGAACGACATTCTTGCCTTCTTTTACAGCACTAGCCCCAAGGTGCGCCAAGGCCATAGACTTGCCTGCGCCTGTGGGTGCAATAACAACACCCATCTCTCCAGACCCCAAGCCTTTTTTAGTTAGCTTATCAATCTTATCCCAGCCAGTTGTAACTGGATTGCGTGCTTTTATTTGGTATCTTAATTCAAAATCTTTAATATAGTCATGACCATGGTTATTGTCCATACCAAGCTTAAGCGCATCATCAATCACATTTTTTACTTGGTCATATGACGAACTTTGAATTAAATCAACTGATTTCATTAGAGCTTCTTTAAGCTTCTGTTTCTTACAAAAGTCTAGAGCTGTTTCTTTGATATACTTTTGGTCCTGCAAAGTGCGAACCATAATAACAGAGAAGTAATCTCTAACTTGCTTTTGCACGTGTGGTTGAAAATCTTCTAGACCACTTTTCATTATCGAAGAAATAATTTCTTTGGTTGGATGTGTGCCAAATTCTTTTCTATAATTGAAAACTATAGAAGTAAAAACTTGTAAGTATTTTAATTCGAAAAAATTAATATTAAGAACCTCTTCCATTTGATCGCAAAAGGGTCTATCATCTAAAATCATTTGCGCTAACGTTTCTTGAAAGCGTTTGCCATATCTTGAAAAATCCACGTTATCTGTAGTCATGTTTACCTCCTAAACATTATAAAAACCAGAGAATCAATTGTCTACAGACATTTTATGAAAGTGCTGGAACAAGTCAACAAAATTAATCTCACTAAAGCCATCTTGCGTCATCATTTTTAAAATCTCTGTTTTGTTAAATTGCATACCAGCTTTAAAGATTGTCTTCTTTATTGTCTTCTTAGCATCAATAGTCAACATGGGTGCATAAAGTTGCATCATGTTATAATTTCTTCTTAGAATATTTTCGTTCTCTATTACATTCTCATAAGCTTTGATCTTTTTATCTTCCAAACATTTTCTGGAATGTTCTAGTATTGAATCGAAAGTCGCTTGTTTTTCCTCTCGCATAAACGGAAATCTTTTTGATACAGTCTTTAGGCCAACGCCTCCGACACCTTCAAGGTTGTCAGACTTATCACCAGCCATAGCTCTTGCCATGGCAAAGTTAGTTGGATGTATATCAAATCTTTCTAAGATATTGATTTTACTGACTGTTTCTTTTTGTATTGGTCTATGCAGTAAAGTTTTGTTGTCAAGAAGCTGAAAGAAATCTTTGTCACTAGAAACAATAATTTTTTCCCAGTCTTCAATCTCTTTCATTTGTGAAACAAAAGCAATAATATCATCGGCCTCTGTGCCTTGAAAGATGAATTGTTGTATTGGCATAGAATTATAGTATTCCATTAAGCGAGTTTGCTGCCAGATTTTATTATCTGACTCCTCTTGTTCAGTCATATTACGGACGCCTCTATTAAGGCGAATTGGTTTGCGACCAGACTTGTAGTCTTTTTTCATTTGCTTTCTTTTTGTAGAGCCGCCTGCCCCATCCCAACAAATAAAAACACGGTCAGGTTTTGTTTCTCTGACAATCTTTTGAATCGACTGAACACAACCACGCAGGCCACCAATGGGGATACCATTAGATGACAGACTTGGATTAACAATATAATTACGGAAGAACAGATTTAACTGATCAATGATAAGAACTCTTTTAGACAATTTAACCTCTGTATATTCTACTTACAACCTTGTTGACCTTAGTAACGATAAAAGAGTAAACGCCTGTAACTTTTCTTGCCTCGGCTGACATTTTAATAACTTGCTCGCGCATAGAAGGCAAAACTTGAAAGAATTTAACTTTAAGCTTTGTCCTCTCTGCGGAAGTTGAGACTGCCTTGGCAGGATCCACAACAGTAACCACTGTGATGCCTGCGATTCCTCGCAGGTTATCTGTGAGAATGGTTAAGTTTTCGCCTCTATCAGATCTTAAGATCACTTCTGCTTCATATAAGGTGTCAAGCAAATATTCAGAAACTACGTCTTTCAGAGAACTCATATTTTCCTCCACCTTATAAATAGTACTTTAATATAAGAACACTATTATTCAGTGTCAATATTATAGAACTCGTCAGCCTTGCCTTCTTTCTTATCAAAGCGCATAATAATTTCTTCATCCATAATCTGCAAAATTCTTGCTCTGAATTTTTCATTCTGAAGCTTTTCTTTCCACTTGGATGCTTGGAACTTTTCTGTTGTTCCATCCTCGTAAACAAGATTATACCATGCCCCAGCCTGGCCGAGGTTTGGAGACGACTTTACAGCTTCAAACCAACTCTCTTCGTCTTGAATGCCAACATCACCACCCCATAGGATCTTGAATGTGCACTGACGGCCTTCAGTTCCAAAGCGACTTTTCTTAAGTGTAACTTTAACTTCAGAGCCAACACGGAATCCATTGTCGTCAACAATAAATGAAGCTTTAGCTTTTCTCTTAGTTAACCAAATACGTAAAGAGTAAGCGTAATGCATAGCCTTTCCACCAGGAGTGACATAAGGCGTTGTCATCGCTTCTGCAACATTGCTTGTGATGTTTGTTTTAAGCTGATTCAAAACCAAGAAAGTAGACTTCGAAGCAGCAATCGGCACTGTAAGCTTTGACATGCCTTTTGCTAAAATCCTAGGTTTAACTGCCATAGATGACTGAGGGTTGAAGTCACCCTCAACATCACTAATCGAAGGAGTCAATGCTAAGCTGTCCCAAATAAAAAGCATTCTGTTATCGTTAGAGCCAAGCAATTCTTCAATAGTTTCTAACAACCACTCGACACTCATGGGGTTAAAGTACAGTAATTTATCTGTATCTACGCCTGCGCTTTCTAGAAACGCGGAATCAATTGCCGCCTCTGAATCGAAATACACAACATCAATACCCATTTTTTGAGCATTCGCAGCGATCTGTGCAGCCATAAAAGATTTACCTGAGCCTTCAAGCCCAGCGATCTCAACAATCTTGCCTGTTGGAATGCCAGCTAATTTACCACGACAAATCGTACTGTCCAACCATCGTGAGCCTGTTGGAATCCAATCTGTAACATCTGTCGGATTTTCTTTTGAAAGATCAAAGCCAACTTGCATGCCAGCTTTTTTATTGATAAGATTTCTCATCTCATCAATGCTTAATTTACCTAATTTTCTTGCTTGTTTTCTAGCCATGATTCCCCTCTATGTAAAAAAATAAGACACCTGTAGACCCGTGCCTTCCTGCGGTATTAGCTAACTTAGTCAGTTGTGACGTTGTTAGTAACACCAGTCGTGGGGGTCTCAACAGTGCCTGTAGTGGCTGTCCCAGTTGTGGTGGTTGTTGCAGTTGTGTCTGTCACAGCATTTGTGTTGCCACAAGTTGTACAGTCACATCCACAGTTACAATTCTCATTAGAATTGGTGGTTACAATACCAGTAGCGGTATTATCAGTTGCAGTGGTACCAACTGTGGTAGTAGTGGTGTTAACAGACGCTGGAGTCGTCGCTTCAACCGTTGTACCAGTAGTTGTTACAGTATTAGCTGGTGGGTTGCAGCCCAACAGCAAGACACAAGACGCCATAATGGCAAAGACACTTTTAATTAAAATCATAATATTAATCCTTTTAAAAATAAGGCATCCATAAACCCATGCCTACCTGTGGTGATAAAATTATCGCTCGTTTTTTGTTGTTTGAACGTGTTGCCTAACAGAATGAGCAGTATTTTTAATCTCTTGCATAGCTTTTCTGATGCGTGTTCCAGCAGCAGAATTATTACTATTATAAAATTTATCATAATCAGTGCGAACTGATTTCAAAAGACTAATCATATCATCTAAAGTACTTGGCATACTATCCATTATTTTCTCCTTTTAAAAAAAGTGAGGCACCTGTAAACCCGTGCCTCCCTGCGGTTGGGGGATTAAGAAGCGAGAAGCTCCTGAAATTTATTATCAATGGAGGAAGATTCAGAATCATAACGGGTAGATTCTTTAGAAGTCTCCTCGGCATCATCCTCCCCCAGGAGGAACTCATCAAGCATAGCTTGAATCTCTTGCGGCGTCTTCCTCGCCGACTCAAAGACTGCACCTGGATCTGGCACAGAGTCTAGCCACTTAGCTGACTGCTCTTCATCTTTTGAAAGAACAGACGGCTTCCGGCGCGGGGTAATAGTAGTTTGTGGGAACTGTGCCCCTGGAGGCTTGCCATAATTAATGACAAGATCAGTGCCCTCATCTACATCAGTAATATCTCCATACTCAGGATTGAGCACAAGATTCAGAAGCTCTTTGTAAGCCATTTTTCCATAGCCCCAAAGACGAACACCTTTGTCCTCCTCACCTCGAACAATCACAGGCGAAAAGAAACGTTGACGAGCAGATAGACTCTTGGCCATCTTAACTGACTCATCAGTGCCCTCTCGATAGAGCTGACGCACAAAGTCATCCAGTGGATCGTCCTCGCCAAAGTTCTTCTTTGGACTAAGAAATCCAGCATTCTTACCCAGATTATAGTGAAACCAATAATCCTTAAACGGATCACCGTCTGGGGTTGGAACAATACGGATAACAGTCTCGCCATCTTCAGGCTTCCAGAATGTATCTTTATTTCCGTTACCACGATTTTCTAAGGCATCGCGTTTAGCCTTCATCTTCTCCATATCAATAGCCATTATAAACTCCTTTTTGCTTTAAGCTAAAGTCCAGCCAGCAAATCTTCTGGCTGGCTACAATTAAGATAAGAACTCCAAAAAGAGGGTAAACATTATTCTCCTTGAATCAAACTACTGACTTGGAGAGTGTAGACATAATCTACTTCATAGTTTGTAGGGAAAATACCAAACGAGCATCTAACTTTATCTTCAGATTTTGCTTTTATGCTGTCAGTGATTTTATTATACAAACCTTTCTCCTCATCCATTGTTTTTTTACTTATCGCATAATAATATAACTTCTCTCTTGCCATAAGTAAAGGATAAAATAATTTATCTTCATTATCAGCCACAATACCAATTGTGTTTATTCGCGCAGTCACGGGCAAATCAGAGAATGTGCTCAAATCAGAATGAGAATTCTTAAACACGTTAATCATATGATAGGTGCTAACAATTGTTTGGTTGATGGTGTCCCAGTATTCAGCTACTGAAACATCGCCTACCACGCTGCTAACAGATAAATTATCAATCATGGTTACGCTACGTAGGAGCGCAGACCTAGCATACTGCTGCAAGACTTGGCTGGTTAGGCGCTCTCTCATTGCGGCACGTTCACTTAAAATATCAATATCAGGTTTAATATATAACACATCGATATTTTTATTTTTTAACTTTTCTAGCATCCTCAAGCATAAGCCAGAACTCTTTCCTGCCCCACAAACTATGAAAATAACGTCTTTTTCTCTACTTCTAATATCAAACTTAAGCTTGCATCGCTCATAATTCTCATGAGATGCGCAGTTTGGTATTGGCTTGTAGTTCACATAATCATTGTCTGCAACATCATAACTGTAAATTTTGTATTGTGGGTATTGTGAAAAATTCTGCGCTATTTTACATGCCACTGTGCCCAGGCCAATTACAACACTCATTTTATCTCCTGCATATTGTAGTAGTCTTTGCCGACAGATACGTTGACTTTATACTGGCCAAAATCAGTGTCAGCAAAGGTTGTTTTTATCTCAGCCAAAAGATCGCTATCCTCCTCGCTGTAATCAATGACTAAACCATCATGCATGCATATGCTAATGTAACTTCGTCTATCTTGAAGCAAGGTAAATATTTTATGTGCCTGTGTTAAGAACAAATCACTTGATACACTCTGCAATAGATAGTTAAGCGCTTTTGCTGGCTCTACTCTCATGTATCGATTAAATGGAGTCGTCACAATATTGTTTTTGTAATACTGTTCTAGAATCGTGTTTTTATCAATAAACTGTGAAAGTTTTTTGTTTTTAGACTTTGGATTGTATAGCCAGGAAAAAACTCTAGTCTTTGTTTTCTCTCTAGTAATTTTTGAACTGAACACGTTTTCACATATCCAGCTATGCAAATCTCCCTCTGGCTGTTCTCTGCCATAAAGGTATAAGAGAGCCCGCAATTCAGCGGCGTTAAAATCAAGCTCAACAAACCAGTCATTATTTGGTTTGATTGCTACTCTATTTTCTTTTTTAATTGTCATGATGGGAAACGAGCCAGTCTTTGTTGAAAGCCTGCCTGTGTTGGTGCCATAAGGATCGTAGCAGATATAAGGTGTTGTGTTAGAAATTCTTTTCTTAAACGTAATTCTATCTTTAACACTTGTAGTGAGCTTACTCTCATCAATATTCAACTCACGAGAGCTTATATCTTCTACCATCTCAATTAAATTCTTCATGAACTGGTAATTTTTAGGTCTGGTGTAATTATCAAAAACATACTGTGAGACCTGATCTTTTAATTCACACAATTCAAGGAGATATTTTTTTGGCACTGAATCATAAAAACAAATATCGTTCAAATTAATTTTTGCTTTATTAAAACAATTTAGAAAAGCCTTGCCTTTTCTTAAAACGTCATCTAGTTCGCCTTTAAGATGATCTGGGCATACCTCTTTCAAGGACTTGCCATCGCACCAAATTTGTGCGCACTCAATATTCTTACCCCTAAGGTGCCTGGCATACTGCCATGTCTTAGTTAAATTTAAAGAATTAGGCAAATGATAAAGATCGCCATCACAATAGACAGCATAGCACTCACTCTTATTATCTAAAGATTGGAATAACACAAAACCTCTTAGCCAACTCTGTTCACAATATTTGTCAATTGCGCTTGGCGAATTTCTTTATTAATATAAGAATCAAGTTGGCCTAGTGAAGTGTTAAAATCGTTTAAAAGCATAAATGAATTAAATTTTTTAACAACTCTAGTAGTTTGTTTGTCTACAATTTGTATGCCTCTCTCTAAAAGTCTGAACTTTATATATACAGGTAGAAAATAATTAAAACCATATTTAAGATTAAATTCTTCAATTGGCAGTGGCGACCTTCTTATTGTCTTCTTAAAAATAACGTTATTGCCTGGCATTCTAGGAACATTAGTAGAACTCATTACATCTGACTTTGTGTTAGGCTCTTGAGAGTTCATAATGCTCTGGACACTTGAGTGATCATGCATCTCATGTGTCGGAAAGTCTCTAACAAAATTGTGATAAAGTTTTAACATGGTCTGTCGCAAGCCTAAATCATCAGGCGTGCCGTCTATATCAGTATCAATGACGGGTGAATAAAATTTTTCAAAAAAGGTATCTCTAGTCACCTTTGTTATGTTGTGATAATGATTGTCGGTAATTTCAGCCTGCTGTCCTGGGTGGCGAGCTTTGTGTACATTTGTAAAACTATCTATCGCATGCACGTGCCTTTGCTGACCAGCTCCTATCACTTGCTGATTGTGAATAACACTTTGTGTGTAGCCTTTTCCTTTGTTTTCGCCAAATATTGTATATACAAAAGTATGTTTATGTGGGTTTGTATATGTTTTGATCGCGCCGCCTTCATCTTTATAAATCGCTGGCCCTGTTAAATTATACATATTAAAATATCTTTCTGATGCTGGTGAATTTATATTAAAAATTAATCTTGTTGGCAAATCAAAATCAACTAAAAAACCAAATTTTTTAATCATTGATTTAAAAAAACCATACGCTGGGGATTTAATAAGTGCAGTTTTTTCAGAGTCATCAGAAATACTAACTCCACCCAAGTCTATCATTAAGCCCGACACGTGTGGGCTACAGAAACGAGATAACAAAAAGCCTGTTTTTGTCAACGGAAAAATAGAGTTAAATCTTCTGGCAAAGTCTGTAAAACACTCTATAAAGCTATGAAAATCAGTTATTTTTTCCATTAAATTTTTTCTTTGAAAATATAAGAGTGACGAATTATAAAGCACTGTTATGTAGTTTTGATACTGATCATTGAAATTTTCTTTAGCGTTTGCTATGTTTAACTGCAGTATGGGCAAGTGAGAATATGATAGCATTGTTGAGCTTGATTGAGTTTGTACAATACAATATTCTTTCATATGTTCAAAAGCGTCAACCACAAACCCAAATGTCTCAGCAGCCGTATTGGTGTTGAACCTTTTAACATTCCTATTATTTGCGATAACAGGCACCGACCTTGTGTCAACTCTACCATATAAAAACTTTTGGTCCATTAGCCTAACTTTACTTTTTGCATCAAAAGAATTTTCATGATAATAGCCCATTCTAGCCTTGTACATTGCCATTGCATTTAAAGCGTTGTTTGCCGGTATGCCTTTTAATTTATCTTTGATGCTCAATGTTTTGTCTTCCTCTTAATATATATTTAATTTGACCTATTAGATTTGTAAAACGCCTCTCTGTCAGCTGACGCTATGCCAGATGATTGCCAAACAGCTTCCACAGTTGTGTCATAAGCTAAGACACCATCTCCCGTTTGAAGTGTGTGCGTAACTTTTTCAACCATGTAATAACCACCAAAACCAAATTCTCTGGATAAGAAACTTTCTTTAGCAGTGCGGCCTCCAAAAGCAGTAGCCGTTCTTAAGAAGAAATATTTTCCTGGAACGAAAATATTGTTTCCATGCAAAGTTAAGTCAACATCGTACTTTTCTCTGAACTGTCCTATTTCAATTGTCTCTGTGCTATTTCTAACTCTTGCCTCACCTAGATAAGGTATATCTGTCTTGCTAAACTTAATTCCCTTATACACACCAAGAGAAGCTCCATTTTGTGTCAGTGGTTCCATATCAATGGTCGGTATACCGTATCTATCATTTTGTTGTTTGGTTCCGTTTAAGTTAACTGCGTGCATGTTGTTAGCATAAAAAATTACAACTTGTCCAGATTTATTTGGGTTTACATAACTATCGAAGCCAGTTGCTGGCATGGTTAATCTTCCTACTGATGGCAAAGAAACAGTTCTTCTTGGAACAATTGCTATTCCAAGTTTTGGCCTTGAATATTCAATTGGCATATTGTTTGTATCATATGGTGTAAGGTTGCAGCGGTCTACTACAATATCGCTTAAAACATAGTCTAGCAAGTCCCTAACAAACTTAACAAAAGAATAATTTAATGTTCCTGGCCGAACAACTTTATCAACAAACCAGCTGTAATAAAAGTCTGTTGCAACTGGGAGATCGGCAAGCGATATAGTCTTAGGGGATGAGGTAGTAACATCAAAATACTCATAAGGCCCAAGAACCAAGGTATCTCCCTCTGACCGTGCCAAATTACCAAAGCCAACCAAGTCAGCTAAAATCTCAACCAAATCACCTAAATAAAAGTATTCAAATTGATATACATATTTGCCAGATTTTGTTGGGCTCACACGTGAAGTAGAGATACGGCTAGCCAATTCTATATCACTTTCTGCATCCATAGCCTCTGTGACTTTAAAAGCCTCTGTGTTGATGGCGGCGCCTCCAGCCACAGCTGAGGCGATTGTGGTGCCGCTAGCAGAGCGAGTTATTCTTGTACCTCCTGATGCGTCGACATGAACACTCATACCAACTTCATCTGACTCTACTGAAACAGTGTACATTTTTTTTGTTTTTACTAATTTATCAAGAATATATTGATATTTCTCTACTTTTATCTGTTTAGATTGTTTTTTTGCCTCGTTTATAGCTCTCTGACGATCACTATTTGCGGCGCCGGCTGAGGTCTTGAAGCCCATGGCTAAAGAAGATTCTAAAGCAGCTTGAGTAGATTGTCTTATGTGATCATGCTCCTTAGGGGACAAAGCAAAAATATTATACTTTGGATGCCGTAGTCTAGATTCAATACCACCTATGTAAGAAATTTCTAAATTAATCTTGCCAGTTTCAGAATCTATATCAATTGTATGATTTTTTAAACTTAATTCAAGCGTTAGTTGATTTGAGTTAATGATATTTTTAAAATTTTCGTAATTACCTAATCCAGAACCATAAGACATACCATGTCTTTCAATTTGTTCTCTGAACAAAAATTTTGATTCTCCTGTTAATTCTAGGCCTACGACAACTTCTATAGTATAATCACCAACATCACGTCTATCTATTTGTTCTACTGATTTATTTTCTGATGCGTTGGAGCGAGGGATGCCAGCTGCATCCAGAGCCTCATCTACTATCGCAGGTTTGTTTGTTACTCTGCGTGTGATTAAATCAATAAAATCTCCCCTCTTCTTTTTTGTTGTAAGATTGATTGGTCTGTTAACTTCGTCCATCATAGCAGAAAAACTATTCATTTCAAAACTAAAATCAGCTTTAATGTATGAGTCAGCCTCAGTAGGATTGGTGCCAGCTACTTCAAGCTTAGCAGAGTTGAGCAATATTTTTTTGCTTTGGTGGCTAAAAGATGGCTGCTGCATAAGAGGCACGGTATATCTCACTTTACGCCCACTCTCTTTTCTTATTATGTTAAATATTATAAAAGGAGAAACTATGTCACGAAATGAAGTTGGATAAGAATTTAAGCCTCTGGCATCGTTTAAAGAAAGTATTGAATTTATAAGTATGGCAGCATCACCGTAATTACGCCCATCTACAATTGATATATTTTGATAGTCTGTTTGTCCAACAGTGCTAGTTTTACCGGTTCTTGTTTTAAATTCAGTGACAGTGTAGCTCGGTGCACTCTGATTTTGCAGAGCGCCGGCATTCTCAATAGATGTAGCAAAACTTTCACCGCCAGGGGTTTCTGCAGTTCCAAAGCTATCTCGACCACTAAACGGCACTGATTGGTCATGCACTGGTGTGGTAATGACATTTTTAGTTGGATACGCTTGTTTGTATTTATACTCGATAACTTGAGGGTTGTTTAATAAAATACATTGACTATCTATTCTTAAAGTTTCTATGGCTTTAAGAGCACCTTGAAGGTCTTGAGTGTCTGAACCGTCGCTAGCGCCGAGCGCAGCGCTAACATCATCAACAGTGAATGCTGTTGCAGCTTCTTTAATTGAAGAAGAGGCTTCTTTAACACGCTGCCCTTGAACCATTCTATAAACTTCGGTTTGAAGGCTCTTAACCACCTCCTGTTCTAATTCGTCTGGTTTTGTACCAAATTCTCTAACATAAGCCTCAAAAGTTTTTCTTACAAATGTATTGTACAAGATAAAACTAGCTAATTTTGAGGCCTCTTCTTTTCGTCCTAAAATACTTGTAAATGAATTTTGACTTAATGCTCCTCCTGCAAAATCTGCCACTCCTTCACTTAAAAAATCCTCTAAATTATAAACACCAGCTTGAAAAGATCTTGAATTCCTACCAGAGCCAAAATCGCCGTCATAAGCTGAATCCTCTGCCTCATCTAAATAATTTTTGGCGTTCAAATTTCTATAGAAAGATCTTGTCTCTGCTGGACTCAGACCACCATTCCTAACAGCTCTAATGGCTAAAAAAGTTTCATTGATAGATTCCTGCAAGTTTTTCATAAGGAAATCTTGTTTTCTTCTTTTTGCCTGTTGTACATTTTCACCAAGTTTTCTCAAAGCATTGCCACTTTCAGTTGTTGACTCTAAACCAATAATTAAGTCATATACCTTATTGTTTATAGCTTGTAAGAGACCGCCAGGTTTGCCAAGATCGTCGTATAGCTTGCCTGCAATTGCAGCTTTTTGATCTTCAGTAAATGATGGTGAAGTTGAGCCAGCCTGCACAACATGCGCAGAGCCTGGATTGTGCACAAAATGTGAATCCAAAATAGACATAACTTACCTCAATATCCAAAAAATTCTAAAATATCATTTAAAGGAGTAGGAATAAGAACTTTATCTCCTATCCTATAATCTGCTTCTGTTGGTTTACCATTATACCACGCAATAACCCACCAGTTTCTCGGTGAACCATAATATTTGTCTGCATACTTAAAAAGACGATCCCCAACTTTCCATATCTCTGTCTCAACACGTAAACTTTGTATTTCCTCATTTGTTGGGAACCGTAGTTCTGGTGTTGAATAATGCGTAATAGGAATTAAGTCTTGTTTAACGTTGTCTGTATTTCCTAAATGTGAATAATGGCGATCGAAATTAGTTAATAGCACTCTATTGTCATACCTCATTTTAAGCTCCCTCCGTTTCTGCGCGAGATTTTATGTTTACGATTTCCTCTCCGTTGTTGAACACTATTTGTCGAACAGTGTCATTTGAGACATTTCCCAGTGCGTTCCTGCCACCATCCGTATCTGAGCCTGGCGTTCCAAGTGAAGCTGCCGTTCTAACCTCTTTTTCAGTCTCTGTTCTTCTTGACGCGCCTCGGGCACTTGCTTCTTCCACATCAGTTAAAACACCAAAATCAGCGTTATACTCTATGCCAAAAGGAAAGTTTTGTGAGGCAGCGTTAGGGCGAGGCCGACCAGTTTCATCAGATTCCCAACCTATATTCTCAGATAAAACCATGAAAGACAAACTTACATTAACCACTTTCGGGTAAACATTAACTCTATCACTATCTTCTAAAAAACCAGCGTCCATATCAAATTCATAATTTAAATCACTAATGTGCGCACGAACACCCTTATTTGTTTTGGATGGGGCGCCGATTGAGTTGTTTGAACCTTGTAACAAATTCATAAATTTTACTTCCAGAACGCTAGCTCTAGATGTATTTTGTTGACTGGTCATGCCTTTACTACGACGCGGGTAAGCCATCAAATGAAGCAAACTTAATTTTTGTAAATTACTTTCCGCATTTCTAAAAGAAGAAGCAACCACTTTAAATGACAATGCAATTTTTCTTGTTACGGCGCCGTTATATAAAAATATATTTCCTTCACCAATAAGACTGTTGTTAACGCCTCTGGCAGCTGAGCCTACACCAATCTGCATATCCGTTATAAAAGCATCAAACGCAACCACGTGATCATGACCTCGAAATTCAATGTATTGATTTTTACTGTTAGATTGAAGCGCTAGTTCTGGTAAGCTGGTCCTAAACCCTTTTTTAATATGATCTGATATAAGTCTTGATATTTTATCATTCCCTGCCGCCATCTAGAAGCCCTCTCCTGTTATTTTCTCTCTAAAGTCTCTTTCACTGATTAGCACTTCACCTATTTTACTGATACCTGAACGATCCAACACTAGATTAATTTGTATTGGTCGACCACCTGTTGGGCTGAGTGTTGCAGGCGAAGCAGTGGTTGTTGTTGCTGTTGCAGCTGCCATCCCTGCTAACGATGCCGCCCTGGCTGCTTCAAATATTTCTTTAATTGCCTCGGCACCCTCTGGGTTTTTTGCTAATTGGACTGACTTATCCATCACCTCTTTAACTTGGTTAACTCCAACTTGTAAAGAAGTGCCACTAAACGCTGATATTCCTTTAAGTATATCTGCTATGGATGCAAGATCCTCTGACTTAATTAGCGCTAAGCTAGCTGCTAAAGCTATTAAAGACGTGGCCATGAGACCGATGCCGCCTGCCATTGTAGTAAATGCTAAAGCTGTCTCCATATTAACATATTGAAGCATCTCTGCAAATGGCTGTAAAGCCATGTTAATTCCTAAGCCCACGAGAGCGACGCCACCGCCGACCATCAACAGTGCTCCTCCTAAAGCAAGTAACGGTAGCGCGGCTATACCTGAAGCTGTTGCTAACAATCCAATGCCCGCGCCTATGCCAAGTAAAATACCTCCAACTGCTGCCAACTGCCCACCACTTAATGGAGCCATGGCTGAGGCCATGGCAGCAATCCCCTCTGCTGCTAAAAAGACACCGCCGCCAATCATAAGTGCTGCTGCGCCCAGGGCAAGGAGACCTTGTGTATTCAAACTAGCTGATTTACCCACGGCAGTTATGGCTCCTGCAAAACTGAAAAATGCTAATACTAATTTTGATGGTGATTCAATTAACATAGCAGCGGCTATCCCTGCGAGAGCTATTGCTAGCGCGGTGGCAGCGCCTAGGCCGAGCATCATAGGTGTGACAGTTAAACCTACAGCTCCTGCTAAGCTAGTAAAAGCAACTGCCAGACCACCAATAACTGATACTACTTTAAGCCCAATAATCGTGTACACAATCGTTTCGAAATTACCGGCTAAATTATTAAGAAGAGTTGCTAAAGGACCGCCTTTTCGGAAGGCATCACCTAAACTAGTAGCTAAAGATTTGAATGAATCAACAAGAGGCCCAGCATTAGTAAGCAATCCTAAAAATGCATTTTTTAGATCTTCCATAATTGGCTTCGAAGCTTTCATTAATTCGTTTCTTTGATTTTCTGATGCGATTTGCTTCCTCTGTGCCTCTGTTAAATCACCTGTCTCAGCGTTAAGAAGCCTGGAAACTTTGCTTAAATCTTTAATTCCAAGGGCGTTGGCTAGTGTTAGTTTTTCAAACTTTTCCATGTTGTCAAACATTTTGCCTTCTTGCTTAAGTCTGGTGGCAATTATCTTAACTCTTTCTGCTTCGTTAGCATAAAGTAATTCTGTTGCGTTGAAAACACCTCGGCCTAAAAGTGCGTTCAAGCGGCCTGCTACTTGAGCAGATCCCTCAAAGGTGTCAAAGGCAGTGCCAAACATAGAAGCTAAATCAGCGACTGCAATGCCTGTTAACTTGGATTGCTTTTCTAAATCAAAGAAAATATCAGTTGCGCGATCTCCGTAAACTAATAACTGTCCTGACAAGGCAATAAAATCAGAAGTAACTTCATCAAAACTTTTACCAATATCACGAGCAGTCCCTTGGATTGTTTTATTAAGCATATTTGCTTCTTCAATAGACATGCCGAATGCATTAACGCCAATATCTAAAAGTGATGCTGTATTTTTTAATGAGACACCAAGCTCAGCGTTGGTGGCTGCAAGGCCTACTAGGTCCTCTCGCAAAGCATCACTTGCATTTGCAAACTTATTAAAATCTGTAAACAACATATTTGCTGCAGCACCAGCGTCTTCAAAGTTGACGCCTAGCTGAGCAAATTCATCGCGGACATTTGATAAAACACCCGTTATATTTCTTGTAGAGCCTGATGTTTTAATAAAACTAGCTCTAACATTGTCTAAAGAAAAAACTGCGGTTGCTGCGACAGCACCCAAAGCAGTGAGCCCTTGAGAGATCTTTGATATGCCTGAAGCTAGTATATTGGCAGGGCTAAAAACGTTTTGCAAATTAGCACTAAGATCTGACATAATATCGGCAAATTCAGCACCTTCTGCTCTAGCCTCTATTAAACCACCAATTAAAGAATCGCTTAGTCTATTGCTAATACCTAAAGACCTTCCCAGACTTTCTGCAACATTTCTGGTTGAACGTAATGAGGCTTCGGTTGCCTCTTGAAATTCCATGGCAGCAACAACCTGCTGCTCTTGTAGTCTAAGTAATTCCTCTGCGTTGTCTAAGAATGCTTGATCTTGTTCACTTAAAGTTTCGCCTAAGGCTTCAAGCTCTTCTAATTCTTGGCGTCTTCTAATTAAAAGACGATAACTATCCCTTTCAAGGTCTAGACTGGTTCTAGCTTGATCAATTCTTTTTTCGCGTTCGATGATTGCTGTTTGGCCGATGCCCAGACCTAAATTTAGCTGCTCAACACGCTGTCTTTCAAGACTGTTTATTTGCTCAAGAAATTCACGGTTAACTCTGTTAACTTCAAGAATTTCTTCTCTAAGTCTTGCTTGTTCCGCTAAAACACCTAAGTCAACATCTGTTACATCATCAGACAATCATCTTACTCCATTGGCCAAGGAATGCCCGTTTTTCGCTCAAAGCTTTTTATGGCAGCATCCAACTTTTTTTTATTTCTATAAGTTTGAGGACTATCTAAGCCATAGCTCTTAAAGGCCTTCATATAACTGGCTTCACCAGCTAAAGCATCAATAAACACTTTAACTTTATCTGAAGAGCCACGAACAACCAATTCCATGGCTGGGCTGGCAATGCCAAGAAGATCCTTTAATATGGCTGCTACACCAGTTCTAAATGAATTTAAGAATCCTTCATTAAGTTGTTTTGAATCAAGATCAATTATAAGCTTATCAGACATTATAAACCCTCATATGTATAAATAGTTATACACAAAAAAAGCCATAAGCAGAAAGCTTACAGCGTTTTAGTTCCTTTCATTTTTTGGTATTGTTGTTTTTCTTGCTCAAAATGTTTCATTAAGCGTTTTAAAAACCAAAGCCTGATTTTAAGGGGCAAGTTATAGGCTTCTGTAAAGCTCCAACCACCATGTATTTTTAAAATAAAAAACTGCTCAAAGACCTGCTCCATATAGCTAGGATCTAGGCCAAAAAAAGTCCGCGTTAAACGGAACCTCCATGTCTTGTTCATAGGAGCAGTAGCCGCACTCATAATGTTGTGTTAAATCAATATTAGGAGCAAGCTTCTGGTAGATTTTTCTGACAAATCTAGAGTCAGAGGCAGGCATATTGTGAACAAGAAGTTCAATAGCTTTGCGTTCAGTATGTCCATCAGCAGAGGCGATAAACGTTTTTAACTGCGTTGTAAGAACACTATCGTCTTTTTTAGATGACGTAATTATTTTAGAGATAATTTTTTCTTCTCGGCCAGTTAGCAATTTTAATTCTACTTTAACTTTCATTCTTGGAAGTTCAACAAGGAAAGTGCCTTTGTCAGTTTTTTCAATGTCAACGTCCATTTCAGCCAAAGCGTCTACACCGCCAGATGAAAGCACACCATCTTGCAAATCAAAAGTATATTCTCCAGCAGTGCCACAACGGGGGCAGGTAATTCGCGTTGTATAATCAGAGCCATAACCGGAAGAGCGAGCTGCGACCACAAGTGCATTTTTATCACCCACCAATAATTCTTCAACTTTAACGCGCTTGTCAGCGATAATATTTTGAAGCATTCTATCGATCGCAACACCTTTCTTAACCAAGGCAGGTGATGTTAAGATATCCTCATCTTTGGCTGTCATGTACTTAATTTCAATTGTATCGCACATGTGCAAAGGGTGGTCAGGGCCATAGTAAAGCCCCTTGGAAGGAATCTCAACAAACTCTGTTGGGACTGTAAAAGAAAATAATCCACTGGCTTGTGAAGCAGAAGCCTCGCTATCGGTTTGCTTTTCAGCAGCCTCCGCAGCAGCAATCTGTTCAAAAACCTCTTCGGGAATACCAGATTGAGGGGCTGAGAAGCGCCCCTCATTACGTTTCATACTCAAAGTAAACCTCTCATGTTTAGAATATTATAGCACAAATCTTTTGTAGATAAAATTATTTATTTAATTAAGCCTAAATGTCTGTCACGACAGCACTTGGATTGTGTGTAATTTCTGCCCAATCATATCTTAGAGTCATTGAAATTTCCACCATATCCTCAGAATCGTAAGCCAAATCACCGAAATTAACATCTTGAACCCAAGCGTTTCTCAAAGTCCAGGTTTCTAAAAGTTGAAGCTCAGCAGCTTTTTTAACTTGCTTATGAAGATCTAAATTAGCCTCGCCAGTTGGCGCAGCGGATTCATGATGACTAATAAACTGATAAATGTTAAGCGAATCAACAGACAATGCTTTTTTAGATAGCATGTATGTTTTTCTATTATCTGGATAAATATAACCTGCTCTTCTAATATTTTCAACCAAAGCTTTGGATGTATCAAAATTACCACCTGGGTCAACCAGTGTGGCCTCAACGGCGTTCCATTCTACTTTACCAGGATAATAAAAAGTATGATTTAAGATTTTGTGAGGAGTTTCGGCGACTGTGAAGGAAGGCTTTGTAATTGACTTTACTTGCCAAAATTGCAATTCTGGACCACCCTGCAAGCCTGGAGGTGCTAGTGGTGTTAAGTCCACGTAAAACTTAAATTTTCTTTTTGGTTCCAGACTTAAATCAGTCCAGAAATTTTTTGGGTTTACTCCACCTTGTGCCATTTATTGTTTCCTCCTAAGATAAATAGTCATAAATCATTTTTTAATCTTCAAAAGCAGCTCCTGCATTTGAAATGGTAAAGTCTACTGCAATGAACTCGATAGCCTTTGCCGGCTTTAAGAATACTTTTGCATAGACCACGTTTCTATCAACCAAGTCAGGGGTTGTAGTGGTTGTGTCCAACACCAGCTTGTAGTCATCAATTCCAAGTCTAGATTTGACGCTTGACAAGAATGGGTTTGCTTCATTTAAGAATCGATTCCAAGTTGATTGAACATTTTGATCAAACAATATTGTATTTGCGATTCTAGAAATTTGCTTTTTAATGTAAATCATAGAACGTCGAACGTTAATTCTATCTAAGGCAGAAGGTGTAACCTGTAAGGTTTTCTGGCCAAAGATCACAATACCTTCACTTGGGAAAGATGCAATTGGATTGATGTTTGCATTGTAAAGTTTGTCTCTTTCATTAGACGTAAGTTTCTCACGAACACCGACCACTGGTAGGCCTGAGGATCCCTCTGATAAGCCACCTCGGACAAATCCTGCAGGTGCGAACCAAAGCTCACTTCGTGCCGCTGAATTACCTATTGTACCGAGAGCAACAACAGATGGTGGCACCCAAATAATTTTATTTGTGAATTGATCTCTTACTTGGACCCATGGATAGTAAGCGCAACCATAACTTGTATTTAGCGCTCTAGTGTTAAGCTGACTAATTGTTTCATCAACACTTCCCAATCGAGAAGTTTCACCAGTAGTGTCTTCATGATCCGATTTATAACCGCCCTCTAGATCAATAATTGCAAGAGCGTCTCCGCGATCTTCAACAGTTCTTAAAAGTTGATCAGTAATTTTTGGCTCTGTGATGCCTGGCACGCTAGCCAGGTTAAACTCCACAACTTCAGGATCAGCGATTGAGCGAATTGCTCTCTTGATGCTGTATAGCTCAGAGCTATCTCTTTCTTGAGAAGCAGCTGATAATAATGAATTTCTAAATGGATCTCTTTCTGTAATGTCAAGCCCATCAAACCCACCATAAAGAGGCAATGTAAACTTATTAATCTCTTGATCAATAATTGCTAAGTTACCACTTGTTGCTGTAAATGATGTGCCATTTGCACGAGATCCTGATACGTACTCGTAATGACCAGTTGAAGCTCCTCCACTGTTGTTCTTGCGAACAAGATCATCGAGTGTAAAGATAAACGAAAAAGGAAGTCCTTTTGCAGAAGAGAAGGAATCTAGTGGATATGGCTTAGCCCTTAAGATGTCCACAATGCTTTCTTCATGCTGTAACGAGGCTCCACCTTTGGTCGTATCCATACCAAAGAAAGCGTTCTTTGGATCCGGCAATGATCCTGACTCAGTGTCGCCACGAAGAGGCAATACAGGGAATCCAAATGTGGCAGTTAAATTGCTTGTGTCGCCACCATTGGCTGGAGTTCCATAACTGCCCAGCGGTACGCCACCCA